TGGTATTAGTGTATATGTCAACGAGGATCATATGGAAGACATAATTAAACCGACAGCATTGCCGGTACAGTTCGACAACATACCCACCGAGCTAAAACGCCTGAGCCGTTGGGTGATGTGGAAGTATTTACAAGTGGGCGAGGGCAGTGATGCGCGATTCAGCAAGGTGCCACTGACTACATACGGCAAGGGTGCATCGTCCACCGATCCGGCAACATGGACAGACTACTTCTCAGCCAAGGCGGCATACGAGATGGGAAGCTTTGATGGTGTGGGCGTGGTGTTTGATGGATCGGACAATCTGACAGGGGTTGACATAGACGATTGTCTATCAGCCGGCGAGCTGTCCGAATTTGCTAAGAATATCTTAGACAATGTCGAAGGGTATTGTGAGGTGTCCCCCTCTGGCACCGGCGTGAAGTTGTTCACACTGGCCAATGATGTGGATAAGTTTGTAGACCACGCACTGGGTCTGGAGATCTACACCAAGTCGCGGTACTTCACGGTGACTGGCCACAAACTGCAGGGCGTGGTGCCCACAGAGTTGCAGACACTCGCTAAGTACGTCCCAGAACGCATTGTAAAGCGCTCAGGCGATCCGTTTGAGGACTATAAGCCTCCACTGGCAGACTGGACGATTGAACGCGTAGAGAACGAATTACTGCCCTATCTGGATCCAGAGGGCTACTCAGACTGGATCATGGCGGGACAGTGCCTACACCACCAGTTTAATGGTGACTATGAGGCGCTCGAGTTGTTCGATCGGTGGTCTGAGCGTAGTGCTAAGTATGCCTCAGGTATCTGTCAGGCGAAGTGGAATTCATTCCGCGGGCAAGGTGTGACACTGCGCACCCTGATCTTTTTGGTAACGCAACAGAACCTGCAGACTGCGATCAACAATGGTGACATCGTGTTGGAGGCGGTTAACCCTGTGGCGGGTGCCAAGAAGTTTTTAGAAGCCGAGTACAGCGAGGAGCAGGGTGTAAAGCTCGTGCATTATGCCGGTGACTTTTATATCTACATTGGGACGCACTACCGGTTTATCGAAGAGGGCACCATCCGATCAGCGATGTACCGCTTTTTGACAGCATGTAAAAAGATGACCAAAGGTAAGGTAGCACCATTTAACCCCACGCAAGCGTCAGTCAACAGCATTCTGGACGCAGTCAAGGCGTTGGTGCACTTGGAGCACTTACCCGAGTCGCGTCCACCGGTGTGGCTCAAGCAGTTTGCATCAAACAGACCGCAGGCTGAGAAGATCGTGTCCATGAAAAACGGACTGTACCATTTTGACAGCGACACACTGCTGTCGCATTCAGTGGGGTTTTTCAATACGCACTCACTACCCTTTGCCTACGACCCCACAGCAACATGCCCGATGTGGGAGCAGTTTTTAAATGATGTGTGGCACGATGATGAGGAGGCCAAAAACCTGCTCATGGAGTACTTTGGCTATGTATTGTCTGGCGATACAAAACAGCAAAAGTACTTGTCTGTAATCGGACCGCGGCGCTCTGGTAAGGGTACGATCAACCGCATTCTGATCGCGCTACTGGGGCAGAGCAATGTGGTGAGCCCACAGATCGAGGAGTTGTGCGACACATTCGCACTGCAGTCGTGGTTAGGTAAGCCCTTGGCATCGTTTTCTGATGCGCGACTGACAGGGCGCAATACGACAGGCGTGGTGTCCCAGATGTTGCGTATTGTCGGGGGCGACCCTGTCACAGTGAACCGCAAGAACAAGGAGGCCTTGGATGTGTTTTTACCTACGCGCATCATCATGTTTTCTAACGAGGCACTACAGCTAAGTGAGAACAGTAACGCACTGGTAGGGCGCATGCTTATGCTACAGATGACGAACAGTTTTTACGGGAAGGAGGATGTAGGGCTTTACGACAAACTCACGACCGAATTGTCTGGTATATTTAACATGGCTATGTCAGCCAACAAGCGCAGGCTGTCGCGCTTGGGCGAGCGCTTTGTGCAACCAACGTCCGCGCAGGATACTCTGGACATGGCATCCGAGATTGCCAACCCGTTATCAACATTCATTGATGACATGTTGGAGATCGACAGTGATGGTATAATTGAGAAAGACGATCTCTTTGCAGTGTATCGTAAGTGGGCAATGAAGCAGAACCTGAGTGTGGGCACTGCGCTGAGTTTTAAGCGTAGGTTTATTTCCGCAACACAGGACAAGGGCGTGACATCGGTGCGCGATCGGACAACCGGCAGTCGGGAGTATATCTACCGCGGTGTGAAGTTAAACGAGAACGCACAGAACTACATCAAATCACTTGGTAATTTTGAAAAGGATGGGTTTTAACAATGAGTGCTAAACAAGCATACAAGGATTGGCAAGACCAATTCAAGGTCAACATGATGGTGTACACAAACGAGCAGATGTTTGAGATAGGATACGCTGCACGCGATGCGTATGTCGAAGAGTTGGAATCTCTTGTCAAGGAACTAGCTAAAGCAGCACTTAAAAAGGAGGCTAAAAATGGAAAAGCCAAAGGTTAAAATTGTATTTGCTGAAGGCGCATTTGATGGCATTGCAGAAGACATGACACAAGAGGAGCTTGACGAGTTGGTGGCTGAGATCCACCGACTTGCAGAGAGCGGCAGTTTGTTCGAGGACGCAGTACCCTTGGAGGATGAGGATGAAATAGACTACATCATAGGTAAGCTTGAAAAAAGGAATGTGCAATGAACAGCGCCGAGAAGTTATCAAAATTCATAATTGAACAAGATTGGGATCCATCGGAAACCATGACGGCGTTAATCATGATGTTTGGCGGACTGACATACCAGTTAGGTCTTTCGATTGAAGAGTCTGACGAGGTGTGTCACCAAGCGATGACACAAATACACACAACCATGGACGAGCTTATGCGTAAAGGTTCAAGGACACTGCAATGATCACCAACATCGACTGTGGGTTTTTCCCGAGCACCATCAAGCTTTGCTTTTCGGATAAAGATTTCCAAAAGATCCTGAAAGACTATGGGGTGCCTGTCAAGGCAACCGCACTGGACATCGGTGTGGCTGAAACGCACATGATCAGTGACGGGCGCCAAGCCATTATCATTCTGGCCTTTGATTTGGAGGAGTGTGCTGTAGACCCATCGTACTTGGCAGGCACCATTGCACACGAGGCAACACACTGTGCGCAACGTGTGTTTGACCACATTGGTGAAGACCCCGAACAGATAGGCGAAGAGACCCGCGCCTATTTGACCGAACACATCGTGCGCCAAATCACAAAGGCGGCGTACATGGAGCTTATCAAGCATGCTAGAAAAACAGGTAGAGACCTATTTGACAAAGCAGGTGAAGTCAAAAAAGGGAATGAGTCTGAAGTTTCTGTCAACGATAACGGGAGTACCGGACAGGATAGTAATTCTGAACAACAAACTCTATTTCGTAGAGTTGAAGACAGAAAAGGGCGTGGTGTCCGAGCGCCAAAAAATCGTTTTCAAACAACTGGCCGAACAAGGTTTTCCAGTACTAATTCTAAGGAACAAGCATGACATCGAACAATTTATCGAACAAGCGTGCGGCAGTCATGGAGCAGATTGACGAAGAGACAGAGCTTATGTTTCTGGAGCCCGCAGAAGTGTACGATGACGCGATCATTGGACTGAGCGAGCCCCGCGGTGAATTCCCTCCTCTGGTGATCTACGACAGCCAACGCATTGTAGAACTGCTACAAGAGCACGAAGGCATGAGCTTGGCGGACGCGCAAGAGTTTTATGAGTACAACATCTCTGGCGCGTGGATGGGTAATCAAACCCCGTTGTATGTCGAGCGAGTATAAGATGTTAACGAAGAAAAACCTACACCAGTATCAGCTTGACATCATCGACAAAGTCAAACCACTAGACAACTGCGCTTTGTTTTTGTCGATGGGGTGCGGCAAGTCGATCATCACCTTGACGGTACTGGCAGAGACCCAGCGCACGAATGTGTTGATCGTGGCACCCCTGCAGGTAGCCAAGAACGTGTGGGAGGCTGAGGTAAACAAGTGGGAGCACACCAAGCACCTAGTGACCAGTGTGATTGCAGGCACCCCCAAACAGCGCATGACTGCTGTAAACAAAAAGGCCGACATTTACATCACAAACTACGAACAGCTCGGGTGGTTGGAGCACAACAAACTACTGGGTAATTTCTCTCACTTCGTGTTTGATGAGAGTGCCAGACTCAAGAGCCCGTCAACGATCCGCTTTAAGATACTCAAGAGGCTCTTTAAGACGCGCACAGGCGGCACAACCATGCTGTTGAGTGGCACACCCACACCCAACACGATCGCAGACCTGTGGGCACCAATCGGGCTCTTAGACAAGGGTCAGCGCTTGGAGACGAGCATGACCAAGTTTCGCGAACTGTACATGGTTCCGGGTCAACGCAACCGGCACTCAGGCGTTGTGTACAACTGGGAGCCAAAACCCAATGCGCTGACGCAGGTCAAAGACAAAATTAGTGACATCGCTTTCTCAATGCAAGCTAAGGATTACTTAGCCATGCCCAAAGAAAACCCGATTTATCACGAGCTCACTTTGTCCCCACCGATTATGGAGGCCTACAAGGCGTTAAAAAAGGATTTGGTATCTGAGCTAGGGGGTCAGCAAATAAACGCCGTGACGGCCGCTACAGCGATCACAAAGCTACTCCAGATAACAAGCGGGGCAGTCTATGATGAAGAACGCAATGTGGTGCACGTCCATGACGATAAAATTAACTTGTTGTCCGAACTACTGGAGTCGGACACAGCCCCAGTGTTGTTATTTTACAACTTTAAGCATTCCTTAGACCGCATCCGTAAGGCGTTTCCAGACGCCCAGATGGTGGATGACAACAGCATGGCGCAGTGGAAAGCCGGTAAATTGAAGATGTTAATCGGACATCCGCAGTCGATAGGTGAAGGCTTAAACCTGCAGAACAACACCGCAGAAGTGGTGCATGTTGTCTGGTTTGATTTGTTCTTTAGTTCGACACTGTACGAGCAGGGTAACGCTCGAGTGGCCAGACAGGGGCAGACATCGCCTGTCATGATCCACCACCTGATTGCCAAGGGAACGGTGGACGAGCATGTAGTCAAAGTGCTAGATAAAAAGATCGAAGTGCAGAATATCCTTTTAGCAGCCTTGAAGATGTAACTCAAATGAACAAAATCATCAAATACACAATTAACTGCGCTAACCCAAGACTATCAGACGAAGAGCCCGACCTGCTAGAGCAGGACGACTCCGACCTAGACGGCTCCCCCCACTCACCTGAGGGGTGGCTGCCATGGTCAACAGACGATCTCATGGACATCGAGCGCATCATCGCAACCCGATTGCCTAAGAAGCAGCGGTTCATTGTGGAGGCGTTTTTAGAAGGCAAGTCGCACAGCATGCTCGGTGTGACAGAGAAGTATTTCCGGTACCATTTTGCAAAGGCAGTAGGGACTATTAAAAAGGAATTGAAGTTATGAAATGCCATGTTATAATCGGTAACCTGTACCCCAACATTATGGAGGCTGTATGTTAAAGACACTAGAAGACTACATTGAAGACCGCACACCGATCATGCCATCGTATGTGTTGTCTGGCAACAAAAGTACCAACGACCCAGTTAACCATCCGGCGCATTACACAAGCCACCCGTCTGGCATCGAGTGCATTCAGATCACCGAGCACATGGGCTTTAACCTTGGCAATGCGGTGAAGTACGTCTGGCGTGCGGATCTGAAGAACGATGCGCTTGAGGATCTGAAGAAGGCACGATTTTATATTGATCGCGAGATCCAAAAACGGGAGAAGGCCAAATGAAGTACTTTGACGAGCTCAACGAGCTAGAAAGCAGCATGATCCAAGTAGAGTCTTGTGTGAATCTACTTGGCTTGGTTGCATGTGGGGCGGAGGCTTGTGACAGAATGGAACTTGAAAGCGGACTGTACAAGTTACAACATGTGATGAAAAATGAAATGGCTACTTTCTACGAAAAGTACCAACAACTGTTTGAACAAATAAGGGAGGATACACACAATGAAAACTGACACCGATCCATTCGCAGGCAAGACTAGGTTTGATCTGGAGCAAGCGATCCAGACAGCTTGGTTGACAAGAGATGATTTGAACATGTTTATCGCAGCAAAGTTTGACAGAGGACTTACTGAAGACCAAGAAGCAAATGTTTTGGTCGGGCTTGCACACTTACACGACATTCGCATGCAGAAGGTCTGGGACATCATGGAACACTTAATCAAAATAGGAGCTTTGAAATGATTACATTTAATCTAACCGTTGAGCAGGTCAATGTGTTACTTAACGCATTGAACCAACCATTGGCTGCAGGCACCGTCACACTAGCCAATTTGATCAGCCTGATCCAGAACCAAGTAGCCAAAGAGGGTGAAAAAGATGGCGAGTGACCTGATGAACAAGCTCATGGGTAATGCGGGGCTCTCCAACAAGGAGAATGTCGAGAAAGCCCGTCAGGAGCTCGCAGGAGCCATCACCCGTGTGGTGATCAACGAGGCGCTTAGCGAGGCCAAAATGCGGGCTCAGGAGCGTGACAAAATGCTTATTAAGCCCAAGGGCGAGAAGCCCTGAGCATTGGTATAAGTAGATATAGGAAAGTACGACACGCTGGGAAGCGCTCGGAAATCCCACCCTACAACAAAAGTCTGTATAGACTGCGAGAATAAAAACATGACTAAATCCGTTTCATCTAAATACGACCCCGCCATGCTCGAAACAATTATCGAGCTCGGTAAGACGGGCGCGTCCCAAAAAATGATCTGGAGCCAGTTAGGCATCAGTAAAACCACTGCGGAAGCTTGGAAGAAAAAGTACCCAGAATTTGCTGAAGCATTAGATCTGGCGCTTGTACATAGCCAAAGTTTCTGGGAAGCTTTGATGTTAGCCAACGTAGAGAACAAGGCGTTTAACTCGCGCATGGTTGAAATCGCGGTTCGTGGACAATTCCAACAGGACTACCGTGAGCGTTTAGACGTCAAGCAAGAGGTCAAGAGCGAGATCACAATCGACTTTAACTCGGCAGTCAATGATTTGATCAGCACACTGAAGAAAGCAGCCGATAACGCGTCTTAAACAGCGTCAAAAACAGCACACAGGGCGGATAAATTCCGC